ACAGGTAAGGAGATATGTGTTAAGAAACATATAAAGATAGTTTACAACAAAAGAGACCACCGTTTTTCATCAACAGATTTAAGAAAAAGAATTAAAAATTAGGAGAAAATAATGTCAAAAGCAAAACTAGGAGATGTAACTGATTTCAGTTATAGAGTTAAGAGAGTAACAAAAATAGTAGATGGTGATACAATAGATGTATTATTAGATATGGGATTTGATATTTTATATCAACAAAGAGTTAGACTATTCGGTATAGATACACCAGAGTCTAGAACAAGAGATTTAGTAGAAAAGAAATTTGGTCTTAAAGCTAAAAAGTTTCTAACAGATCAAATTAAAAAAGCAACAAAGATTACAATTAGAACATACAAAGGTGACGAAACAGGTAAGTTTGGTAGAATATTAGGCGATGTATATTGTGATGGTAAATCCGTTAATTCATTAATGTGTAAAGTAGGTCACGCAGTACAATACTATGGACAAAACAAAGAACTTGTTGAATCAGCACATTTAAAAAACAGAAAAAGGGTAAAATAATTTATGAGTAATTTTGATAATCACGACAAAGATAACGATCACGATAGATCGTATGAAAATGAATCTACAAGAGATACAACACCTATGGTTTCTATATCATTAAGAGAATATGATAAGTTAAAATCAGGAAGTGCTTTCATCACAGACAAAGCAACGATTGATATTATAGATAATCTTGAAAGACTCGTTAGAGCATTAAGAAAACATATAGTTAGATCAGAGATTTAATTATCTGTGATATACGGCAAACGTTGTCGCCATGTTCATATGACAAAATGATTGTGGTCTTTTATAGAATTGAGTAGAGTTTCCTCTATATCTATATCTAATAGGTTTAGCATTTTTATGTGCCGATACTTCTTTAAAGTATTTTAAATACTTCATTGGTATGCCGGCAGCTATACATCTACTATCGCTTTTCCATGGATCCAACATATGTTTGATTAACACAGAATTTACAATTTTATTAAATACTCTTTGTCTTCTATTCATAATTATCCTCTCAAATATTCGGGACCAGTCCATCTAATAGAATAGCCTCCAGTTAGTACATTGCCTCTAGCTTTGTTTAATGCAGGAGCATTAAAACCAGCCGCCTTTAATACGTCACCTTTTTTAAAGTGTTTAAAGTCTTCTTTAACAATAAAAGCAAACACTCCGTTTTCTTGTACAACTTTAATGTACTTCTTACCTTGTGTTACTTTAGTTTTACTGTCCCATTCTTCTAATTGTCTTTTTCCGTAATCAGAACCTTTTCCCCAATTAGCATAATCATGTTTGGCACCAGCCATCATGTTCTTAATACCTTCGTCTAAAGTTTCTGCTGTTTTATCTACTATACTCATTATATTCCTACTCCTTCATGTCTAAAATCTACGATTGGGTGAAAATCATAAGCGTATTCATTATCAGGTAATGTACCTGACATTTGAACATGACAATCATTTTTCTTTTTATTATCAAAGAAAGTCTGTAAAGTTTTCTTTAGATTATTTGCCATCTGTTCATGTATTGAAACACCAAACTTTGCAAATAAAGTACCACACATGATAGTACAATCAGTAGCGCTTTCTTCTAATGCAAGTTTCATTATGTCTTTTCTCAATTGAATAGACTTGTTTTTATAATCAGCCATTTCTTGACCTTTTTCTTCTTGTATTCTTAACTCGTTATACATTTCTGGTGTAATCATTATTTTTGCTCCTTATAAAGTTCTTGTGAGTACAAAGAAAGTATAAACATTGTTATACCAAGCATTGCAAGAGCACCAGCACCAATCCACTGATCAGTTTCAACAGCACCTGCTGAACCAACTAATGCAAGAGTACCAATAATAGCACAAACTATTGTTGTAAATTCAATTAACTTTTTTTTCATAGTGTTTCCTTTTGTTATAGTGTTTTTTTTCATATTACTCGTCCATCCTATAACATAAATACAGCAAAGTCAAGAAAAAAAAGCATAAAATATGAAAATAATTCAAATAATTGTGATTTGTTCTCTTTTTGTACTGGTTTCTTGTACTAGAAGTGTTACGGATTGCAAAATTAAGGCAGATTTAGAAAAAATAGGCGAATCAGCGTTAAAAAATAAAGAAAACTTATCTGAAACTGAATTGCGACAAGCTCAAATGTCGTGTAATTTTTAAGGATAAATAATATTATGATCAATTGTCAAAATTGTGGATATAAATGTCATTGTGGAGAAAAAAAGTACATAAATTATGGAGAAAAGAAAAAAACTGAAGTTTGTACTAATTGCCGACACAACGAATCAGACGATTCTTGGAAAGATCAAGTAAAATATGATAATACTAATTAATGGAGTTATAAAATGAAGAAAATGAGAATATTTAAGTTTTGGAATGAAGCAGGTGACGAAAAAGAGAAAGAAGCTATGAGTTTGAAGAAGGCAGTTATCTCTGTACAAGGTGATTTTAAAGATAAATTCATCGGTGTTGAATATATGAGTAAAAAAGGCAAACAAATTACTGATTCCGTAAAAATACCTATGGGTAGAAAAATAAGACAAGCGGCAATCATAGAAAAAAAGAAAGCAGCTGCAAAAGCAGCAAAAGAATTGGGAAAATAATGCCAGCAATCAGTAGACAAGGCGACAGTTTGAGTACAGGACACATTTGTGTTGGTACAACGACTTTAAATACGCCTGGTCAAAGTACTGTTAAGGCAAATAGTATCTTAATAGCGAGAGTGGGTGACCCGACGGTCTCCCACCCATTCCCACCAGCACCACCTTGCGCTCCTCATGTTGCAGTAGTCAATGTAGGCAGTTCAACAGTAAGAGTTTGTGGCATACCGGTTGCACGTATTGGTGACAGTACAGACGCTGGAGCAATGACTTCAGGTTCTTCAAATATATTCGCCGGTTGACGTATAAATATATGGTGTAATGCCAAACTTTGATAGTAGTAATACAAACAACAGTAAACGAAAGAATAGAATCTATACAGATTTAGATTTGAATTTCGGTCGTAATACAGTTACAAGTGATGTTAATAAATTGACAGATGTAGAGGCCGTTAAAAGAAGTGTTAGAAATTTAATCAATACTTCTCACTTTGAAAGACCTTTTCATCCAGAGATTGGTAGTGATGTAAGAAGAATGTTATTTGAACCAATGACACCTCTAACAGCATTAAATTTACAAAGAAAAGTTGGCGAAGTATTAAATAATTTTGAACCAAGAATTAAATTAGTTCAAATTTTAGCTAGACCAGATTTAGACAGAAATAGTTATCACTTAACAATTATGTTTTATGTAATAGGTGTTTCTGAACCAGTAACAGTAGAAACTTTTTTAGAGAGAACAAGATAAAATGGCAAGTAACAAATTAATAGTATCTGATTTTGACTTTGATAACATAAAATCAAACTTAAAAACATTTTTACAAAATCAACCAGAATTTTCAGACTATAATTTTGAAGGATCAGGCTTTGCCGTTCTTTTGGATACATTAGCATACAATACACACTATCTTGGCTTCAATGCTAACATGTTAGTTAATGAAGTTTATCTAGACAGTGCAGACGTAAGAAAAAATATAGTTTCATTAGCAAAGGCATTAGGTTATACACCATCATCAGCTAGAGCTTCAACAGCAAGTGTTGACATAACAATAAACAATGCTTCAGGTTCAAGTATCTTGATGAACAAAGGAACAACTTTCACAACAAGTGTAGATGGAACAGGATTTAATTTTTGTACTAATGAAGATATTACAATTACACCATCAAACGGTGTTTACAAATTTTCAAAAGTAAATATATACGAAGGTACTTTAGTTACTTTCAAATATACAGTTGACAGTACAGATGTTGATCAAAAGTTTGTAATACAAAATGTTAATGCTGATACATCTACTTTAAAAGTAACAGTACAAAATTCATTATCAGATTCAACTGTAAACACTTATTCAGGCGCTACAGGTTTAAGAAACTTAAATCACTTATCTAAAGTTTACTTCACACAAGAAACAGATACAGGTAGATTTCAAGTTTACTTCGGTGATGATGTAATAGGTAATAAATTAGAAGATGGTAACATAGTTACTTTAGAATATATCGTTACGAACAAAACAGAGGCTAATGGCGCTAAGTCATTTGAGTTAGGTTCTACTATCGGTAGTTTTTCAAACGTAACTATAACAACTAAATCAAGTGCTCAAGGTGGTGCAGAACCTGAAACTAAAGAGTCAATTAGATTTAATGCTCCATTACAATACACAGCACAAGACAGAGCAGTTACAGCTACAGACTATGAAACAATTGTTAGATCAATTTATCCTAATGCATTATCTATTAGTGCTTGGGGTGGAGAAGATGATGAAACACCGGTTTATGGTGTAGTAAAAATTTCTATCAAGGCTGCTTCGGGTTCAACATTAACTGATAGTACTAAAGCGTCTATTATAAAATCTTTAATACCTTATAACGTTGCTTCAGTTAGACCAGAAATTATTGATCCAGAAATAACATCTATTCTGTTAACAACTAATGCTAAGTATGATAAGAAAAGTACAAGTAAATCACTTGATACCTTAAAGTCAGAAATCACTACTGCTATTACAAATTACAACACTTCAACTTTACAAAAGTTTGATGGTGTCTTTAGATTTTCTAAATTAACAGGTCTAGTAGACAGTGTAGATAAAAGCATACTATCTAACATCACAACAGTTAAAATGAGAAAGAATTTTACACCTACTATTGCGGCTTCAACAAAATACGATATGTACTTTAGAAATGCAATACATAATCCACATTCTGGTCATACATCAATACTTTCATCTACTGGATTTAAAGTTACAGGCAGTGATAATGAAATGTTTTTAGATGATGATAGTTACGGTAACGTTAGAAGATATTATCTAGTAAGTGGTGTTAAAACTTATGCTAATGCAACACAAGGTATAGTTAATTACAAAACAGGTCAAGTAACAATCAATTCTTTGAACGTTGCTTCAATATCTAATATTAGAAATGCAGTATCTAACGTTATTGAGATTACGGTATCGCCTAGTTCAAACGATATAGTGCCAGTTAGAAATCAAGTAATAGAAATAGACATAGCAAACTCAAATATAACTGTAGAACAAGATACATTTGTTGGTGGTTCAGCAGAAGCTGGTGTAGGCTATACAACTACAACAAGTTACTAATTAAACAATGGCTAAATTTGATAATAAAATATCCAATTTAATACCAACTCAATTACCAGATTTTGTAGTTGATGATCACCCTAAATTCGTAGAATTTTTAAAAACATACTATCAATTTATGGAAGCTGCAGAATTGCAGGTAACTTCAATTCAAACTACAGAGGGAATAACTTTAGAAAATCAAACAGGCACAAAATCTAATTTAACACTAGACGCCGGTTCTCTTGGTTCAGAAAATACTCAATTAGATATAAATGATAAGATATTACTAGAAGAAAGTACTTTTGGTAAGTTTACATACAATGAAACTATAACAGGACAAAATTCTAAAGCGACAGCAACAATTTTAGCTGAAGATTTAGATTCAAATAGACTATTCATAACATCACAAGACAAATTTGAAGTGGGAGAAACTATTTTAGGCAATTTGTCAAATGCAAGTGCAGTTGTTAATCTTTACAGACCTAATCCTGTTCAAACTATTCAACAATTAACAAATTTTAAGGATCCTGACAAAGTAATCTCTAATTTCTTAAATAATTTTAGAAATGAGTTTTTTAAAACTATTCCAGAGAACTTAGCTAAAGGAATAGACAAAAGAAACCTAATTAAAAATATTAAATCGTTATATACTTTAAAAGGCACTCAAAAAGGGCACGAACTGTTTTTTAGAATACTATTTAACGATACATCTGAAACTTTTTACCCTAGAGAGCAGATGTTAAAAGTATCTGACGGTAATTACGACACAAAAACAGTAATGAGAATAATTGCTAGTCAAGGTGATACATTAAAATTAATAGGAAGAACAATTACAGGTAAAACTTCTAAAGCAACAGCAATAGTAGAAAATGTATCAAAATTTTATATAGGTAGCAGTGAAGTTTCTGAAATAACTGTAAACAAAGATAGTATCGTAGGTACTTTTGTTGTAGAAGAAGATATACAAGGTACAGCAACTGATACAGACGATTACTTTATAATTGCAACAGTAACCGGAGTACCAGGAAATAAAACAATTACTAATGATGGTAATCTTTATACTACAGAGGATCAAGTTACAGTTTCAGGTGGTGGTCAACAAGCTTCGTTTCAAATCAATAATGTTGGTTCAGGTAAAGTAACTGAAACAGTTGTAGACACAGGTGGTTCAGGATATGTAATTGGAGATACTTTAAGTTTCAATAATACTAATACAAATGGTGCAGGCGCCACAGCTGTTGTTACAATTGTAAATGGTGGTATTACAGGAGATACTACTGAACACATTATACTAGAAGATGAAACATGCTCTGGTGACTATATTTCAGGAGATAAATTTGTACAAGAAACTAACACAGGCACAGGAGATATTACAGACATTTATTTAATAAGTGGTGGTGACGGATATAAATCTTTACCTACAGTTGTAGTAACATCTACTGCCGGTACAGGTGCAAAAGTATTATCTTATGGAACAGACATAGGTAAAATTTTAGGAATAGAAACATCAAATTTAGGTATAGAGTATGAAAAATCTCCATCACCTACATTATCATTTGTACAAAATTTATTTGTAACAGGTGTTACAGGTTCTTTCACTGCTAATACTATTGTAACCGGTGGTACATCGGGTGCTACGGGTACTGTTACTAGTTGGAATACAAATACTAATTTATTAAAACTAAAAACAGTTTCAGGATCTTTTCAACTAAATGAATCATTATCAGCAAGTGGTGGTAGTGCAACTTTAAACAGATTAGATATACCAACAACAAGTGTATCAGTTGTTTCTGTGGTAGATACAGATGGTAAATTTATTGATGAAAAAGGATTTGTTTCAGAAAATACTATGAAAGTACAAGATAGTTTATACTATCAAGATTTTTCTTATGTATTAAAAGTAGGTAACTCAATTAATTTATGGAGAGACGCATTTAAAAAAACAATGCATACTTCAGGTTTTTATTTTACAGGACAAGTTGATATAGAAAACAGATTGAATATGAGAGTTAAAATTGCAGAGGCAATAAACACTGGTGTAATTGGCGAACCAATAATTTCAATGATGAAATTAATATTTGAAACTGTATTTGGTAGAAGAACAGGAACAGTTGATGATGGTTCAAATTTGTCTGCTCAACCTCAACAGCCTAATCCAAATAACTCTAGAGACGTAACTTTAACAAGAGCGCCTATAGCTATTAAATTAAATTTAAGATTAAGAAGAAAAGTTGGAACAGGCGTGACTATAAATCAAGGATTTGCATATTGTGGTCCTAGATTTGCTTCAATAAACAAGTGGGCTAATACAGCATATGGTGTTACAGGTAATAGATCAGGTGGTATTAATGGTACAACAGGTATTACTTTTGATAGATTAAATGAATTAAAGGTTACAGGTACTAGATCAAGTTTAGATGGCACAACAGCAATATTTAATATGATAAGTGGAAACAACGCAAACGAAGATGATTTTGGTTTCATGTTAAAGACCAACTTCGCTTTTCCAACAGATATTACGTTCCCAGGTGAAGAATCGTTCAGTGGTAATACTTTGAAATATGATTCAACAAACAAAAAATTTGACAAAACAACTGTATAAATATAACTATAAATAGAGATAGAAATGACAAAACAAACAATAGCAATAGGTTCAACTCCAAATGACGGCACAGGTTCTACTATCAGAGCTGGTGGTGACTTAATCAACGATAACTTTACCGAAATCTATACTGCTTTCGGAGATGGTACTACTTTAAATTCTGGTGTAATTACCGGCAAACAAGAAGGATCAAATTTCGCAAACTCTTTAATGATCGGTCACTCGGTGACAGGTACTTTGAGTTCAGCACAAGAAAACGTTGCCGTTGGTAAAACATCTTTAAGATCAATTACTTCAGGAGATGATAATACTGCCTTGGGTTTTGCAGCTTTACAATCAGTTACTTCTACATCAAAAAGCACAGCCATAGGACACTCAGCAGGTAAAGACGCAACAGGAGAAAAAAATACTGTTATAGGTGCAAATGCAGGTGTTAGAGTATCTTCAGGACAACACAATACTTTTGTAGGTTACAATGCAGGTCAAACTGTAGAAACTGGATCAGGTAATGTTATTATAGGAAATGCCGGTGGTAATGCAGCTGCTTCAACTAGAGCAATGATAATTGCAGGATCAGATGGTTCTACTTTGACGACTTGGTTAGAAGGAGATAGTACAGGCGAGGTTACAGTATTTGGTAACCCAACAAAAAATTTAGGTATTGCAACAAAACAATACGTTGACACTCAACTTGCTAGTGAAAATGAGATAAATGAAATGAACGATGTCACTTTAACAAGTGTTACAAGTGGTGATATTTTACAGTGGAACGGTAGTCAATTTGTCAATATAGCTTTAGGTACAATAGGTACTATGGCTGCTCAAAATTCAAACAATGTTAATATTTCTGGTGGTTCTATTACTATGGGATCTCTATCTAATACGTCAAGTGTATTAATAAAAAATTCTAGTGGTACTACATTAAAAACAATTATTGGAACAACTTCGTAGGAAAGTATTATAAATAGGAGTATCAATTATGCCAGCGATTATAACAACAAAATTCAGAATAAACAACAGTGAACAGTTTCACGAATCTTTTACGGAAGCTTCTCCAAATGTTTATTACCTAGGTCTAGCAAGACCACAAGCTTTCGGCACATCTACAAGAGGTGATGGTCGTACAGATTACGAAGGAACAGACTCAGCACCAATTATACCAGGCGATACTGTTGTTGCAGAGTTCAATACTTTTGATGATCTATTAGCTGCTAAAAAAATTACAAGTTCAGATATTAGTTTTGCAGTACCAAGAAGAAATTGGGCAACTGGAACAACATACGATATTTACAGACACGACTATGGAGAATATATTACAGGTAGTACATCTTTAAGAAATACTGCTAATGGTGGTGCAACAACTTTACATGACGCTAATTTTTACGTACTAACTACAGACAGAAATATTTACAAGTGTATTGACAACGATGGTAACACGGCTTCTTCAACAGAACCAACTGGTACAAGTTCTAGTGTCATAACAACTGCTGATGGTTACAAATGGAAATATATGTCTACTATGTCAGCGGCTCAACAATCAAATTTCTTATCAACAGACTTTATGGGACTTTCAACTAACACAACTGTTAGTTCAGCTGCTGTAGACGGATCAATTGACTGTATAAAAGTTAAAACTGCCGGTTCAGGTGGTGCAGATGGTTCTCATTCAGTAACAATCAAAGGTGACGGATCAAGTGCAGTTGCTAATGTTATAGTATCAGGTGGTACTATTACTTCGGTAGTTATGACTAACGTAGGATCAGGTTATACTTTTGGTACAGTTTCAAATGCAGAAATAGTATCTGCTGGGGCAACAAGTTTAGTTGGTGCAGAATTAGACGTGATTATTTCTCCAAAAGGTGGTCATGGTTTTAATGCAATAGAAGAATTAGGTGGTTTCTTTGTAATGTTAAACGTAAATTTAGAAGGATCAGAATCAGCAAACTCTGGAGATTTCCACGCTGGTAACGACTTTAGAAAAATTTGTTTAATCAGAGATCCAAAAGCTTCAGGTTCAGCTGCAAGTACTACAACATTAAGAGGTACTAAAGCAGTAAGACTAGCAGCTAGTCCAACTCCAGGTACTTTTACAGTTGATGAAGAAATAAATCAATCAACTACAGGTGCTGTTGGTAAAGTCGTAGAATGGGACGCAACAAACAGAATTTTATACTACATTCAATCAAGACACAATGACGCCGGCGTTGACAGTAATGGTAACTTGACAGCTATTTCTAGTACTCACGTAATCACAGGTCAAACGTCTTCAGCAACAGGAACACCAGACACAGGAGTTTCGGCAACGGTTAACAATGTTGTATTTTCAAGTGGGTATTCTGCTTCTGAAATAGATCATGACTCTGGCGATGTATTGTACATAGAAAACAGAGCACCTATTCAAAGAGCAACAGACCAAACAGAAAATATTAAACTAGTTATTGAGTTTTAAAGGGAGATATTATGCCAAGTCCAACAGACTTCAATCTTTCACCTTACTACGATGACTTTAATGAAACAAAAAAGTTTCATAGAGTTCTTTTTAGACCAGCATTTGCTGTACAAGGTAGAGAGTTAACACAGTCACAGTCTATTCTACAGAATCAGATTGAGAGACTATCAGACCACGTCTTTGAACAAGGCGCTATGGTTATACCTGGTGATATTGGCTACGACTTAAACTATTACGCAGTTAAATTAACTTCATTTACAGATTCAGCTTCAGTTGGTATTACTCTATCAAACTTTGTAGGGTTAACATTAACAGGTGCTTCTTCAGGTGTTCAGGCAAGAGTTGTACATCAAGTAGCAACAGATGGAACTGACCCTAACACATTATTTGTAAAATACATAAATTCAGGTACAGACAATACTAAAACTGCCTTTGATGATAGCGAAACAATTTCAGTTGCAACTACAATTGACGGAACAGGCACAACTGTTTCAGCAGTAGTTACTTCTACAGCAGTTGGTAGTGCAGCTTCAATTAAAGAAGGTGTTTATTACATAAATGGTTTTTATATCAAAGTAAATGACCAAGTTTTAATACTAGACAAGTATACAAACACTCCTTCTTACAGAGTAGGTTTAACAGTAACAGAAAGTTTTGTAACACAAAACGATGACGCAACTTTAAATGATAATGCACAAGGCGTTTCAAATACAAATGCTCCAGGTGCTCACAGATTTAAAATAGATTTAACATTAGCTAAAAAATCTTTAACTGCTACAGATGACGCAAGTTTCGTAGAGTTATTAAGATTAAAAAAAGGTTTTATACAAAATCAAGTTAGAACAACTGAATATGCTATATTAGAAGATACATTAGCAAGAAGAACGTTTGATGAATCAGGCGACTATGCAGTAAGAGACTTTGATTTAGATTTAAGAGAACATTTAATATCAGGTACTAACAGAGGAATATATTCATCAGGAAATGGTGGATTAGAAACTAAAATTGCAGCTGGTCTAGCACCAGGTAAAGCATACGTTAGAGGTTTTGAAATAGAAACTATCGGTACTAGTTTTGTTGACGTAAACAAAGCAAGATCATTTGATACACAAAATAATTCTAATACTAGATTTGATATAGGTAACTTTGTATATGTTAATAATGTATATGGTTCTCCAGATGTTGGATTTGTTTCAGGTGATGTTGCAGCTTTCAAAAAAGTTGGTTTATACAATAAAGAAACATCAGCAAGAGGAACAGAAAATGCTGGTTCAGGTTCTAGTATAAATTCAATAGGTCGTGCTAAGTCTAGAGGATTTGAATATACTTCAGGTTCAGCAACTTCAGGTTTCTTTGCTAGTTCTAGTGCAAACGCTTCAGTTTTCAAACACTACTTATTTGACCTTGTTATGTTTACACATATCAACGTTGCAAAAAATCAATCGTTTACTAATGGTGAAAAAATTACAGGTAGTACTTCAGCTGCTACAGGCACATACGAAAATATTTCAACAAACAATAGTCACACAATAACAGGTGCAACAGCAGCTAATCCTGTTGTAATAACATCGTCTAACACTTTAAAAGAAGGACAACAAGTTACAATTTCTACCGTTGTTGGTATGACAGAATTAAATGGTAATACATATACAGTAAAAAATCCAACTGCTTCAAATTTTGAATTAGATGTAGATGGTTCTTCTTTCACTACATATACAAGTGGTGGTATAGCAGATCAATCTGTTGTTGTTTTATCTAGTGTATCAGGAACATTTACACCTGGCGAAACTATAACAGGTGCTATTTCATCTAACACTGCCACTATTCAAGCAAATGCTAGAGGTTTCAAAGGTGTTACTTCGTTTGATTTCTCATCTACTAAACAACTTGGTATGGCTGGATCTCCAACATACACAGCAGACACTAAATTAGATAGTACATACGGAGAAAGTCTACAAATTACAGGTACAATATCAATTGCAAACAGTAGTAATACTGTTACTGGTTTTGGTACTAAATTTAATACAGAATTAAGAGTTAATGACAAATTATCATTTACTACAAATGCAGGTACTACAGTTAATAAAATAGTTGAAGCAATTATTTCAGATACTAGTTTAGTATTTTCAACTGCTGTTGGTGGTTCAGATGTATCAACTAAATCCAATTCAAACAGAAATAGAGGTAAACTTACAGATTCAAATAAGAACGTAAACGTATTTAAGTTACCTTATGAAAATGTTAAGACATTAAAAACAACGGCTAATTCAGGTGCTAGTGATACAAACTTTAAAGTTAGAAGACACTTCGCAACAACATTAGGATCAAATGGTGACGCAACCATTTCAGCAGGTACAAATGAAACATTTACAAGTCTAACAGAAAACGATTTTTCAGTCTCAATTATGACAACCGGTTCAGGTGGAACAGGTGCAGTAGGAGACTTTATGAGTTTAACAGGATCAAACCATGAGGGTGATTCAATATTTACATTAGGTGGTTCTCCATCAGGTAAATCTTTAACGTTAGATTTTGGTTCTAATTTTGCAGGACATAAAATTAAAATCTTAGCAACAATCAATAGATCAGTTGTAGAAGAAAAAACAAAATCTTTAGTTACAGGTTATACAAGAAATCAAATTAGTTTAGCAGATATTAATAAACAAGGTGGTATGAGATTAAGTGTAGCTGACGTTTACAAATTAAACTCTGTTAAAATGGCAACTGCTTTTGGTACTTACTCATCTTCAGGAGAAGTTGATATTACAGATAGATTTACTTTAGACAATGGTCAAAGAGATAACTTCTATGATATAGGTAGAGTATTTTTAAAAACAGGTGCAGTAGCACCAACAGGTTCAATTCAAATTAATGTAGATTACTTCTCTCACGGTTCAGGAGATGTATTTACTGTAGATAGTTATTCAGGTGCTGTTGACTATGCAGATATTCCTTCTCATACTTCCGATACAACAGGAGACATATTTGAGTTAAGAGATTGTTTAGACTTTAGACCAAGAGTTGACGATAACTCAACAATCAATAAAGGTGAACAAGACAAGTATTATAATGGTGCTGGCGCTTCAGTTGTAGATGTTGCTAAGTTCGGTACTGATATAACTTCAGATTTAGAATATTACTTACCAAGAATAGATAAAATCTTTTTAGA